GTCCTACTTGTACACCATCATACACTAATGCTAAAGCATATTCGTGAGTATAAAAGCTAGTATTTACAGTAGCAGAATCATATGCAATGTTTCCAGCCATTGCTCCATCAGCCACTTTAAATGTAGTGCTTTGGTCAGTACGCTCAAGACCTCTTTCTTTTGCTGATGTAGAATCAATTTTTACTTCAAAATCCTCATCAATATCACTAGCAAACTCACTACGTTTAAAAACACCTTTTATATAATTGTTTCTAGGATATGCAATATCCATAAAATAACCAGAGTTAGATGAGGTTAATACATATGAGCTACTACCAGTAGCAGTCTTTAGACTGTTCCATCGGCCACCAGTACCTTGAGAATAACCCCAAAAATCTCTAAGATTTACGTGTTGAACTTGTACTGGGTTAGTGCCACTATGTGCAGCAATTCTAACAATATTACCATCACTATTAAAATGATGATGGGATTTGTGTATGCTTGTACTAGCAACAACTTCACCAAGTTTTAACTGATTGTTTGAGCTATCTGTTACATCTCTAAATTGAAAATAATCAAATGCATAATTACTTCCAGAAAGGTATAGACCGTTGTTATCTCTAAGCCAAATTATCTTTTGAAAGTCACCATTAGAAAAGTCAACCCAATAGAATAACGAATCATATACTACTTCATCTGATGAGAACTTAATTGCATACTCATCATTTGCTTTTAGTATACCTACTTTTGAAATATCAAAATTGATATTCTTTTGGCTTATGTCTTCACGTATGTCTTTGGGGTCAGCATTGGATACAATGCCACCGAATAAATCAATATCTATATAATTCATAAAGCATCTACGACAGTAGCTGGTCCACCAAAATCTTGATTAGCAAATGTTGCTGCTATTCCAATTCTATTCTGATAGTATCGAGAGTAATGCCTATCAGCATCTCCGCTTTGACCCAACATATCATAGATACGAGCTTGTGCAAATTCAATCATTATGTAATGATAAGGTTCTGGTATTACTGGAGACTCTCCAACAGTTGCTCCGTAATCCACACCATTTGATGTTCCTTGTAAGGCAAATTCGGTTCCTACGATTGTAGCTTTACCACCAAGGCCAATAGTATCCCAGTCGGAAAGTAATTGGTCAAACGTATATCCTTGTCCGTAAGGTGAGCTGGCAGAATATGCATCTTGTTCAGCATCAATAGTAACTAAAGTATCACCGTTTCTAAAACCAGTGTAGCTCCCTAAATCTGTAACGTCAGACAGAATTAACTCACCAGTATTATCTCCTTTAGCATTTACTCTTACCACCTTTGCAGTAGTAGTGGCAGTCCCACTATTACTGGCTAATCTTCCCTCTACAACATCACCGACCTTAAATGATTGGCCAGTTAAATTTTTATATCTTAAAGCTCTATATGCAGTGCTCTTAGTTAATTTTTTAGGCATTGCTACATATTCAAATCTTAAAAGTTTTGCATCCGTAGGTTGAGGAACTAGAGTCATTCTGTTACCCTCAATTCTGTAGCATTCTGGATGTCCTTTGTAAAATGTGTTACTGTCTACTTTATTAGAGTAACCAGCAGTTTCTACATACCTATCAAGTAAATAACCATCATAATCTGGTGGTGAATCCATTTCGATAAAATCGCTGGGTAACTCAAAACCATTTGAATGCTCGTCCAATAGCGTAACGTGAGTACGCTTATAGCATTTAGCAAAAAGACCAAGGTCCCTTTCAGCATCTTCCAAAAATAATTCCGCATCACTACTATGACTACCACCAAAGGGTTTAGTAACCCTTGTTTTTAATTCAGACCATTTCATTATTTACCTCTTATTGTAAGGGCCACTCCAGAAGAAAGGAATCCGAAACCACATATGAAAAGATCAGAGTGGCCCCAACATTTAGCTTATGAGTAGCTTGTAGGCATATCAGCTTGTATTCCTAACATTCTAGGAGAACTAAAGCATAAAGCACCCATCCAGAGAATCTTACCGACACGAATGTCACGATCCACTGGCTTTTCATAACCATCAAAGACAAAGTTACGCTTTGAGTGATGTTTGTAACCCATATACTTCTCATTCAAGAAGAACATATGTCTGTTAGCATCTTTGTCATCACCGGGAGCAAACAAGTCTAACGCTTGGTCCACAACTACCGGAATACCTCTGTAAAGAAGATTCTGGAATCCAGCATCAGCTAGAGTTTGTGAACTAGCACCAAAACGCTTTTGGTCAGTTAGAGTTGATTCATATGCATCGAAAACAACTTGTGAACAAACAATCATAGTTGGTACATCAGCACCAATAGAAAGGTCCTTATAGGCATTTCTAAAGAGAGTTTGAACGTACTCATTCTTAGCACTGTTAGAAATATCAGCAAATGTGAATTTCGTAGCAGTAGCAGCATCAGTTGCTGAACCTATAGAACCATCTTTGACGTAACCACCATTCCACCAGCTATTACTAGAGGAATCAATACCGCCTAGAGTTCTGCTCTGTGCGATAACGTGCTGCAATCCGGCTGGAGCATTAGCAGATACTGAATAACTACTAGCGTGCTCTGGGTTATTATCGGAATAGATAGCTTTTGCAAAGTCATCTCTCATTACTCTTCCGATATTATTTAGTTTTGCTTGTAAAAGGTCTAGAACCGCCTCTGGTCCAGAGTTGATGTTTTCTTCTCTAGCAGATATTGTTATAGTTCCAAACGCTTGCGACCAATCATACTCAGCAGACTTGATGATGTCAGATGCACCATAAGCCATAGCATCTTGTCCCTTATACCAACCATTTTGTGCAGTACTATCACTGCTTGCAGATTTAGCATATTCAACTGGCTGAACAACTTTATAACCACCACTTACTGGTTGTGATTTAGCTAAGAGTCTATAAGTGACTACATTAGACTTAAAGATGTTATCCACCAACTGAGGGATATAGTGCTTTCTTGTGATGTGAGATAATTGGTCAAAATTAATAGTTCCTACTGGATTTGCCATTTTTTCACCTATTTTCTTTCACCGAAGAGACTATCTCCGTATTCATTCATTATGTAACTCCGTAAATCGTTTGGGTCAGTTAACTGAGGAGTTGGAACTTCCTTGTCCCCACTAGCTCTACCATCCGATTCCGGAATTGCTTTAAGTTTCTCTGCCTCTTCAAAAGCAGAGTGAGCCTTACTTATAGCACTTGTTTCAGCAGCATCAAAACGTGCAATCTTGTAAGCATCTTCTAAGTTCTCAATTCCTTTATCAACTGCTAACTCAAGTATTTCATCCAAAGCCTCATTATTGAGAGCTGGATAATTACGTTGTAATTCAGCAATTTCAGAATCAAGTTCTTTTTCAGCTTGCATAGTTGCAATCTGGTCTTGTAGCTCCTCGATGGCAGAATTTGAATTGTATTCTTGTGTTTCTGCTGGACTCTCGGTGTTCTGAACTATACTATCAGTCTGGTTGACACTAGGTAGTGAAAACAATGGATGATCGTCCCCGAGGAAATCCTTTAACGTGGCCATCAATTTCTCGTCTTGTTGTATCGACTTTACTTTCGCAATATCTGATTCAAGGTTTTTTCGATGTTCTGCGAGTTGCTGGTCACGCTCAGTATATGACTTCTGCCATTTTTCCTTATTAGAGCGATCATCCAAGGCAGCAAGAATCTCTTCTTGACTATATTCCTTGTCACCAAACTTATAACTGTCTGGTACTACTACCTCTTTGGTCTGCATATCATCTGTAGGTTTCTCCGATTCTACAGATTGGCTTGCATCAGCCTCTGATGCACTCGCATTGAGTGCCGGAGCCATTGATAATTCTTCGCCTTTAACTTCATTAAAGCTATCAGCTGGAGTAAATCCTTGTTCCATTAACGCAGCCTTTTCCTCTGCGGATATGTTTGCTGCGGTATTGATATTTTCCATTTTATATTCCTTTTATATTCGTTTGGTTTCCAATATCTATCAAGCCTTTGCTTGCACTTTATCTGGTTCTTCTTCCGCAACTGGGATAGGTTTCTTCTCTGGCAGTACAATTACACCTTTTACACTGCTATCAGTGTCTAAAGTGACTGTTTCAGCCTTTAATTGAGGTGCTATCCTATCCATTAATAATTTCCAAGCATTAGGTTGCCTATCGTCTGTATCGTCCATAGCAGCCGTAAATATCTTGTCTATAACATTAGGAACTGCTGGATGCTTACGTATTGCATCACCCCAGCCAGTTTTTGGTCTTCCGCCTTTTGATTTAGGCTTCTTCAAGACCTATTTGTCCTTGCATTTGTTGGGCCAGCTCTGGATTACTCTGTAAGTTTTCAAGAATAGCTCTAGGGTCGTTACCCATATCTGCCATACCTTGCTGCTCTTGCATAGCTTGAGCTTGTGCCTCTTTTTGCTCTTGTAATTTTCTCAATAGTCTTTCCTTACCGGGTAGCTCCATATGTTCAAGAATGTATTCTTGGTCTGTAAGTGCACCCATCTGAGCTAATTGTAAAATCTTATTTTCTAGGAACTGTCTATTTTCTGGTAACATAGAGCCAGCTTTAGCTCTTACTGCCATTTTACGTTCCTTAAATGCAGCACCAATAACATCTCTCATCTCAGTTACTCCATCTGGGTCCGTAACAGATACCCAGTGAATTTTATTACCAAGGTTTAAAAACATCATTAGCCACATTTGACCTAGTGTTTGTATACCTCTGTCAATCACTCGAGCTTTGTACTCTATCTTAGTTGTTGCTGCTTGTTTCATTATCTGTGCTTGTACACCAGAAGTAACATTGGTATCTCCTCTTCCTTGAGAACTAGGGTTAATACCAGACACCACTTCAAAAGCATCAGTAAGTAAATTATAAAAGTTAAATACATACCCGGGAACACTAGCTGGGTTCTGCATCTGTACGGCTCCGGGTCCTTTCTTTCTAATGATAGAACCGGGCCTATTTGTTATTTGGTCAGTAACTTGAGAAGTCTCATCCACTACCCACATTGGGTTTGATGTAAGAGCAATATTGTCAAGCACTTGGGACGTAATCTGGTCCAATGCTAGATTCAATCCCTTTAATCTTTTTGGCTCTGGTTTACCCCAGAACGAATGAGCACTACCATTGTTTTTTAGAGTAACAAACGGAAAGGGATGCGGTAAGCCATTATCACGATTAAAGAAAGGATATTTATATTCACCATCGTATAGCAACACGTTATTAGCAACGGTTGTCATTAATAGCTTATTGGGGTTCTTGGGGTCCCTCATATAGCATTCAATTAGTAGTGCTCTTGGTTCTAATTCTTTGTAAGCCTCTTGCTGGTCTTCAACAACAAAGTGTCCACCAGTATCAGTTTTTAATTTAGCTTTTTGACTTTGCTTATCATTCGGATCGTACTCTTGATAAAGTTTCATTGCCTCGTAGTCACCAAGCTTACTCTCTGGAGCCACGAAGTGGCCGTTTTCATATTTGTCTCTGATAATATGCAACGGAGTTGGAGCTGCATAAATAACATATTCAGCGTTTTCCATCTTAGTAGCACTTGGATTTACATAGAAAGCATATGGGTCCACAACATCACAATCTGGCATATCGTCCTCATTGCGAAAATGAACCTTTAAAACACCAGTACCGTACACTAAAAAGTCTAATAACCACTCTGGCATTAGGTCTGTCATACCTCTTACGGTCCATAATTCATCTAGGACTCCTTGCATTGTTTCAGCAATCAAACGGTCCTCTTCTGATTGGCCATATGAAATGACATCAATTTTAGGGGGTCTGGTAGAAAGTATTGGAATCATAGTGTCTATTGCACTGGCTATCATATCGATAGTCATTTGATTCTTATATTCTGGCAGCTTAAAGTTACCCCAGTGTTGTCCAGCGTAAAGAGACTCAGCCTCTCGCCAATGTTTCATTGTAGACTGTTTAGACTTTCGAGCTAAGACAAACTTCTTTTGAAGTTCTTTTATCTTTTGCTTAGTAGCCTCATCTGGGTTGTAATTCTTGGTAGCATCTTCAGCTCCAATTGGATAGAGTTCTTCAGCCACTAATAGCCACCGCCACCTTTACCTTTATTTGGTTGTGAGCCTTTCATTCCTTTCATTCCTTTTTTCTTTTTCTTGTTTTTAATCATTTCAAGAAATTTGGCTTTCTTGCTCATCTTTTTATTTCCGTGCATCAATTGACTCCTATTGCATCACTAATCGTTTTACGTATTTTCAATTTTTCTTTTTCATATAGAATGTCTTGAATAGCTACATCTATATCAAATCTCCACATTTTCTCATCTTCGGCAGAGACTTCATCCATACTAATATGGAACTTTTTCCACTTTTCGTCAACGGTATCATAGTAACTAACTTCTAACCAGTCTTCAACTTCTGATGGTAAGCTCATTTGCAGAATCCATTCTTTCTAAACTTTCGAGCTCACGTAATACCCAGCTCTTAGCTGGCAATGGTTTATCTGGTCTACCAATATGAAACAATAGATAG